AACTGGAAGGCCTACGCCAAGCACGTCAAGGAGTGGGGCGTGATCCGGCGCATTCTTGAGGTGGCAGGCGGCGCGCAGGAAATGGTGCAGGCCGGCGCACCTACCGGCGAAGTAATCGCTGCAGCCCAGCAGGCCATGGCTGACTTGCGCGACCTCGACGGGGAGGCAAAAGGCTTCAAGCGGCTGGACACCTGGATGGGCGAAGCGGCTCGGCTGGTGGATGACAAGCTGAACGGAAACGCTCCGGCTTGGCCAGCTACCGGCTTGGAAAAACTGGATGAGTTGGTGCAGGGCATCCGTCCAAAGAAAGTAACCGTGATCGCCGGTCTGCCGGGCAGTGGCAAGACTACTTTGGCCCTGCAGATCGCTCAGCACAACGCAGTGAAGGAGCGGAAGCCGTGGCTGGTTTTCTCCATTGAGATGCCTGGTGAGGAACTGGGCCTGCGGGCTATCGCGTCCCTGGGCGGTGTGGACCTGCGCAAGCTGGACAACCCCTCCCAGATGCGCGACGACGACTGGGCGAGGATGGTGGGGTCTGTAGCGCAAGCCAAGGGCGCCCCGCTGTTCGTATGCGACGACCCTGTCCAGACCCCGACCACCATCCGTGCCACGGCTCGGCAGTGCCAGCGTGAGCACGGCCTGGCCGGGATTGTGGTCGATTACCTGACCCTGGTGCGCAGCGAGCGTGGTGGCAGATCTCGTACCGAGGAGGTGGGCAAGATCAGCAAGGCCCTGTTGCAGCTGGCCAAGGAAATGGGCATTCCCGTCATTGAACTGGCCCAGCTGAACCGTGACTCGACCAAGCGCCCCGGGAAGAAGCCCCAATCCAGCGACCTGCGCGACTCCGGTGAGATCGAGGCCGACGCCAGCTGCATCCTGATGGTGCATCGCGACATGGATACGGAGGAGGGCCAGAACGGCCTCACCGAGATCCTGATGACCAAGTGTCGCCATGCGCGGGTTGGCAGCTGCATCGTTCAGCAGGAAGGGCAGTATGGCCGGTTCGCCACTTACGCTGGATCGCTTCCCAGTGATGATGAGGTCGAGGCTGGGCGTGGCAGCTACGCCCAGCGCTACAAGGGAGCGGGCAATGAGCGGTTCTAAAACCCTAACCGTTACCCTCAGCGATGCAGAGATCCGCCGGCACGCTGCCGGCGAAGTCTTTCAGCTGCGCGATACCCGTCACCGAGAGTTGCGGTTCCGGTTCTCGACGGTTGACCGATCCCGCGGCGCCTGGCACGTCGTGGTGCGCGGGCGCTGGGGCAAGGCTGGCGATTACCCAGGTATCAACACCAAGACCATGCTGGCCACGCTGCCGGCGATTCTGGCGCGCCGGGCCACCGATGCCGACGCCAAGTCCACGACCACCAGTTGGGCCACGGTGGGCGATGTGCTGGCGTGGTACCGCGACCGGATGAACCGTGATCGAGGACTGTCCGCCAAGCGCAAGGCCAGTGCCAAGTCGGCGCTGGACCGCCACCTGGTGCCGCGCCTGGGTGATCTGCTGTTGGCCGAGACCAATAAGCAGGCGATCGACCAGCGCCTGATGTGGCCGCTGCAGGAGCGCTATGCCCTGTCCTTCGTGCGTTCGGTCTACGGCGTGCTTTCGGTCGCGTTCCGCCAGGCGCTGCGTCTGGACATGCTGCCCGCCAACCCCATGGCCTCGCTGAAGTTCACCGACTTCGTGCGGACCCGGATCAGGCCGCGACCGGCGCGACTGCGTGGGGATGATGTGCCGGGCCTGCTGGTGGTGGTTGCCGAGCGCTTCGAGGTTGAGCCAGCGGGCTGCATGCTGGCTTTGATGATGCTGTGCCACGGTTCGCGGCTGGGCGAGACCAGGCTGGCGCGCTGGCGCAACGTCAACCTTGAAGCGGGGCGCTGGTTCATTCCGGCGGGCGACACGAAGACGAAGGCCGAGCACACGCTGCCGCTGACCACCCAGGCCTGCGCACTGCTGCGCCGCTACCAGCGCCTGCAGGCCGCCCAGGGTTACACCGGCCTGCTGCTGTTCCCGGGCAGTCACGGTGCACCGCTGAGCCCGAGTAAGGCCAACACCTTGTTCACTGATCTGGCCAAGGGCGAGTGGTCGAGCCACGACCTGCGCAAGGTGGCGCGCACTGCGTGGACCGACCTCGGGGTGGACTACATGGTGGGCGAGCTGCTGCTGAATCATGCCATGAAGGACCTCGACGCCACCTACATCCACACCACGGCCGAAGGGCTGAAGCGTCAGGCGCTGGAGGCCTGGCACAAGCACCTCGACGGGCAAGGATTCGCCGCCATTCACACCGAGACATTGCCGGGACAGAAAACCGGGCCTGTAGCCGATGACGCCATTAACGGCGCGGGTTGCAGCACCTCACAGCATCCATCCCAAGGGAGGATGCACGATCAAGAGTTCAAGCCAGGAGATGGCCATGAGTAACGTCGCAGCGGCCGTGCCGCGCAAAAGCCTGACCCCCGTCGAGCGGCAGTTCCTGAAGCAGGGCAACCGCCTGCTGCTGGACCAAACCAACGGCCGGATCGCCTCGGCAGCCCTGATGGACATCGTGGCCGACTGGCACGGTTCCCGGGCAGCCCAAGGCTTCGAGCAATTCGCCAAGGCCTGGATCATCCAGGGCGGCGCCAAGAACAAACACGCCTACAAGCTGCTGTGCGAGCTTTTCGGCCTGGATACCGACCCAACGCCCCGGAGGGCCGCATGAAGAAACGCACCTACACGGACAAGCCCCTGGGAGATACCGAGTACATGCTCGAGCAGTGGGGCTGGTGGCGGATGGATGGGATGGGGGTGCCGCGTTACACCTCTCAGATCTACGCCTTGATGCGGGACAACACGCCGTCACAGGGCGGGGTCAAGGAGTACGTGATCACGGATGAACTGGCCTTGGCCGTGGATGGAGCCGTGGCCAGGCTAACCAAGCGTGATGCGCAGATGGGTGGCTTCATCTGGCTGTACTTCGGCGCCAAGTGGCCGGCTCTGCGGGTAGGCCGGGAGAACGGCATCAGTGAGGCGAAGGCCAGGGAGGTGATAAAGGCCGGCGTGGCATGGATCGACTGCGCTTTGGAGCAGTTGCGCGACGCTGCTTAAAAAGTTCTTTCCTCGCGGATAAGCACCTGTTTTCATAGCAGCGTGTCCAGCTTGCAACGTCACGCGGCACTCACAAACCCCGGCCATTGTGTTGGGGTTTTTTGTTTCTGCTGGCTGCGATAACCTCGGCATGGCCATTTGGCATAACCTGCAGAGGGGTGAGCATGCAAAGAAACGACGCGCTGGCTAAAGAGCTGCTCGAGATCATTGTCAGCGAAGACAACTCAGGCGGCGGGCTATACCGCAGTGAGATCCATGCGATCTTTCTTGAAAGGTACCCAAACGCTGCTGCCGGGCACGAGGATGCCATTAACTATCATCTCCATCTGCTGGAGACCGGAGGCTTTTTGAAAGCGTCGTATGACGAGGAAGTCGACATGGATCTCGATAATTTCGAGGTCACGTGGGCTGGTCACGACTTCCTGCTAACCCGATAAACGAAATTACCAATGCCCCCGCTACCGAGCGGTTTTTTTGTGGTTAAGCCACGGCCAGGGTGGGCCCAAGGTTGGGCTTGGACGCGGATTTACCGGACGGTGCCGCGATGCGGAGGAAAGCCGGTAGCCGAAGAGCTCGAACCCTCAGTGTGTGATTTGTGGATTGCTGAGGCCGGCAGCTGCTAGTCGACCGAAAATTTCCGGCGTGTAAGTTTGGATTACGCAGCAACACTGGTATCCTGTGAGCACGAGCAGAGCTTCCTATCCTGCCACCCAGTTTCCGGGGATCAAACGGTTCGAATCCGGCCATGACGGCCTCCCAGTTGGCGATCTTGTTCACTCTCGCGGTCGTTCTGACCGCGCTCAGCTACAAACCAGAACAACTCATCGCAATCATGAAACACACAACTGAGGATATCCTGATGATCAAACAGCTCCTGATGTATGGCTTAACCTGCGTTGCTACACCAATCATCTCCATCTGGTGCGGCATGATGGCAAACGGCACGATCCCCACTCGACAAGAGGCTTGACCTCGATCAAGGCCCCGCAATGCGGGGCTTTGTTGTTTTTACGCCCTGGCAAATGCCGGGGCTTTTTTATGGAGCAGTCCTTATGGCCGAGCCAAGTACCGGCGCCCTCGCAGTGACCGGCGTACTTGCCAGCGTCGGCCTGGGTGCTGCATTCCCTCAGCTGGATCTCGCCGCCCTGGTCGGCGCGTTCGGTGGGGCTTTCTTCTACGTGGTGTTCGCCAAGGACATCAGCACCTGGCGCCGTGTCGGCTATCTACTGGCTGGCTGGATCGGTGGCTACTTCGGTGCAGCCGAGCTGATGGGCCGGGCCTGGACCCAAACCGCTGGCTTCAGCGCATTCGTATGCGGCGTGCTCTGCGTCGTCACATTCTCTGGCTTGCTGGAGTGGATGCAGACCGGTCGCATGCCTAGCTGGCTGCAATGGGTCTTCCGCCTGCGCGCCAGGAAGGAGGGTTGAATGGTTGCCGTTATCCAGGCCGCCTTGTGCGCCGTCATCTTCGTAATGATCGGGCTGCGCTACCGGCCGTATCCAGATGCCCGCTACAAG